GATGGCGAACCGTTCTGAGCGCCTGAATGGTTCGCTCAAGGCTCTTGAGGGCAATAACGCGCTAAAACATTTGACTGTCCAAGCCAAAGCCCTGAACGCCGAGATCGAGAAGATGGGCCGCGCTAGGCTGCCTGGAATGCCAGGCGCTGGTGGCGTTCCGGGTGCTGCTCCTGGTGGTCGTAATGGTGCCGCCGCAGCAGGTAGCAGATTCTCTCGCTTCGGCGCCGCCGCATCCGGACTTACCGGCGTCGGCGCAGGCATGGGCATAGCGTCCGTACTAAAACAAACCGCCGCCGTCGAAAACGCGATGATCGACATGGGTCGCGCCACGAACTTGCCTGCCGCAGAACTGAAGAAGTTCGAAGAGCGATTCATGACGCTGTCCGAGCAGATCGGCATCAGCACCGACAAGCTGGCGATCATGGCTTACGAGGGCTCGAAAACTGGCATCGACACTGCCGACCTCGAAAAATACGTCAAGATCACCGCGAACGCTGCCGTATCGTTTGAGATCCTTGAGGCTGAAGCTGGTCGAGCGCTGGGCTCTATCAAGGCCAAGATGGGGCTAAACATTGATCAGCTGAAAGATATGATGGATCGCGTAAACTTCGTGGCCGACGCTACGTCTGCTGATGGCGAACGCATGATCAATATCATCGAGCGCCTATCAGGAACATTCAAGACGCTCAAGGTGGATCCATCAGTGGCTGCCGGACTGGCTGCCGTTGCAGACCAGCTTGAGTTCTCGCCAGAGCTTGCGGCGTCAGGCATGCAGATGGTCATCAGCAAAATGATGCAGGCACCCAAGCTCGCAGAGGAGATGATCAAGGCGCCAGAGAAGACCATCCGTGACGTATTCATGAGGCTGGGCAAGCTTCCAGAAGCCCAGCGGATTGCGGCGGCAACCAAGATGTTCGGCGCTGAGGCGGCGCGATTTGCCGTAAAAATGTCTAGCAGCATGGAGCTGTTTGACGACACCATGAAGAAGGCCGCAGACGCTCAGGCGATCAACAGCATGGAGCGAGAAATGGCGTCCAAGCTTAAGTCTCTGACGGTGCTATGGAAGAACATGACGAACGCCGTGACTAACGTCATGGTCGCTATCGGTGAGGGATTGGCGCCAGACATCAAGCGGTTTGGCGAATACCTGCGCGAGATCACTCCAAAGATTCGCGAGTTTGTTCGCGAGCATCCTGGCGTCGTTAAGTTTGCGGCAGGTATCACGCTGGCCGTGGCCGCTATCACGCTGGCAGTGCCTATCGTTTGGGCTCTCGGTTCTGCGTTCGCATTCGTAGCTGCTGGCGTCGGTCTGATCTCTGCGCCACTACTGGTTGCCGCCGCGCTTATCGCTGGCTTTGCGATGCGCTGGGATGACTGGGTAGAGTCTGGGCATCCGGTGCCGATCCTGGTTAGCTCAATCGCTGACAGTATCGGTCGGCTTGTGGGTAGGTTTACCGACATCGTGAACAACAGCCCGCTAGCTTCAAAGGCGATGGAGTTGGTCGGCAAGGCGTTCGATGCGCTCGGGTACGCACTTGTGATTCCGCTGAAGCTGCTGGAAACCTATCTGGCAATTTTGGAAAAGATCGTCGGCACTCAGGACAAGGTAAAAACCATCGGTGTTATGGCGGGAGCCGGTGCAAACATCCAGTCGCTGACACCGCCTAACATCAGCAACGCCTTGAGCCTGGATAAAATCATTGGCGGCCAGACCAATAACACCAATGTTGGCGGTACAATCACGGTCAAGGCCGAGCCAGGCACCAAGGCTACGGTTAAACAACCTAGCTTGCCTACCGGCAACAACGTGAGACTAGCCCAATGAGTGACGTCTATACCGAGCGACTAGCACAGGCATCATGGCGTGGCGTCGTGTTTTGGGTGCGATCCGAAGAGCTGCCGACTGGTGGCCGCAAGACTGCGCTGCATGACTTCCCGAACAGCAACGAGCGCTTCGTAGAGGATCTAGGAGAGATACCGCCACGATTCACCGTTACGGCGTTCGTGCATGGCCTTGACTGGCTTGAGCGAGCGCAGGCTCTAGAGAATGCGCTGCGAACTGCTGGGCCTGGCCGACTGGTGCTGCCAACCTTTGGCGCCTGGACGGTGTGGGCGCTTCCTTACAGCAAGTCAGCATCACAAACATCTGTCGGTGAGATTGAGTTTCAGCTTGAGTTTGCGACTAGCCGCGCCGTGGCGGGGATCATCGAGTCAACTCCAGCCGCCGAAATGGTTTTTGCTGCTGGCGACAGTGCTCGCAGCTCAATCGGCGGCGCTTTCGGCGGAATCTTCAATGCGCCAGGTGACTCGCTTGGCTTCGGCGCGATGATCTCTGACGTGACGTCGGCCTGCAACGAAACTTTCTCGGCCGTCTCTACCATCATGAACGCCGAAAGCCTTGGTGAGATGACGGGCGCCATTCGTGGTCTGCTCGGAAACGCTGGTAGCCTGCTGAATGACCCTATCCAGCTCGGCTTAGACTTCTTTGGTATCGACGAGGACGCGGCAGGCATATGGCAGATTGTCAGCGAAGGGCTTGATACGCTGAGCGCCGTCAGCTCTCTTCTGGATTTCGCCAAAAACTTCGGCAATAACCTGGCCTTGATTCAGTCAGACTTCGACAGCGGATCGACGGTTGCTCCAGTGTCAGATATATCGCTATGGGCGGCTACGACAGAGGATCGCATTGACCGCAACGACGGCCGTACCGCTATCGTTGAATCTAATCGCCTGGCTGCGCTTGTAGCGGCCTACGAGCAAGCCTCGAATGGCGACTACCAGACCATTGATCAGGTGCAGACTATTCGCACCGACCTGGAAGACGTTTATTCAGACATGATGCAGGTAGACGCTCAGGATGTCGGCTCGGTTCCGGCCAATCGTGAAGTTCGCGAGGCAATGGCTGAGCTGCGCATCAGAGCGCTTGCAGTTCTCGATCAGAAGGCGCAATCGGCGTGGCTGACCTCGCAAATCATTCGCACTGGCGGCCTGACAGCTCCATCGCTGACCTACCTGCTTTATGCAGAATCGCTTACCGATGATCTCGATGACAGATCCTGGCAGGTACGTCAGTTGAACCAGCAAGTATCCGCCGTCGCGATGACTGGCACGCTAACCGTACTCAGGGGGCAGAATGCTTGAGATCAGGCATAACGGCATCCCGTACACGATGTGGGAATCGGCAACATTCAACCGCTCGCTAGATGCCAACTGCGGGCAATTCTCCATTACCAGCAGCAACCCATTCAGTCCTGCATTCCCGCTGCGAAAGGGCGACCGCATACAGATAATCATTAATGGCGTCTCCGTAATCAATGGATACGCTGAAAAGATATCGGCTAGCGGCAGCATGGAGGGCCATCGGCTGAACATCGCGGGTCGCGACAAGGTTGCCGATCTAATTGATAGCTCGGTTCCTGATTCAGCCAAATCCATGAAGGGGCCGATCAGCCTAAAGGCTATGGCTGAGCGCATCATTGCTGCGCTCGGGGCGCCTATCAAGGTTATCGACAGCACTGGCGGCATTGAGGAATTTGGCGCCGATGATCTCCAGGCAGCAGAGAGCGGCCAGAAGTGCATGGACTTCTTGGTGTCATTCGCTCGCAAACGCCAGGTTTACCTGATCACTGACGGCAATGGCGACCTGGTAATCTTCAAACCGCAGGAGCAGAAGCTGCGCACCCAATTGCTGCATGTGGTTGACGGCCCCAACAACAACGTCAAGACGGCAGAGCTTGAGCTTGATGATACCGGCAGATTCAACCGTTACGTAGTCCGCACGCAAAGCAATACGGCGGCCGACCCGCTGGCAGGCTACGACGCCGAGTCAGTATCGGTCACTGGCAGCGCGGTCGACCCTGAAATCAGGGTGTCGCGCTACCTTGAGATCCAGGGTGAGCAGTCAATGACGGCTAGCGAAGGCACGGAGCGAGCCAGGGAAGAGTCAAACCTGCGCCGAGCTAAGGGACTGACCTACACAGCAACCCTTTACGGCGACTCTCAGGTTGACGGTTCGCCATGGAATATTGGTTATCTTGTTGACGCATTTGACGACTACAACGGCGTGCGCGGCGAGTTGCTAATG